ACAGGCCGCTGCTGATGGAACCGGAAGAGGCCGAAAGCCTTGCTTATACATTCCTTGACCTGATTGCAGCGAAGGAAGATGGCGGGACTATCGAGACAGAGACCCCGCTACTCGAAGACCGCCCGCAATACGAAGTCGTCGGCAGCACAGCCATCATTCGATGCATCGGACCACTGGTCCAGAGGCACGACTGGCTTGCCTCGTTTTGCGGCTTTGTTGCTTATGAAAGATTGAACACCCACATCGCTGCCGCAAAGGCAGACACTAACGTCAAGCGGGTGGTGATGGAATACGACACACCCGGTGGTGAAGTTAACGGCATCAAGGAAACCGCAGACGGTTTGTATGCGCTGGCACAGGAAAAAGAAGTCATTGCGGTGGTAAATGATCGCTGCTGCAGTTCCGGGTATTTCCTTGCCTCTCAATGCACTCGCATCGTGGTCTCACCCACCAGTCAGATCGGCAACATCGGGTGTATTCGAATGCACCGCGAATTTTCGGAAGCTGAAAAAATGGCCGGCGTGAAAACCACGCTTATCCATTATGGCCGCAAGAAGGTGTTCGGCAACAACTCTGAGCCGTTAAGCGAAGAGGCCACCGATTACATCCAAGCGTTTGTCGATACATACGGGGAACTGTTTGTCACCGCAGTCGGTCGAGGCCGCGGTTCGAAATTCAACGCAGACGCTGCGCGCGAAAGTGAGGCAGCAACCTACGTTGGAGAAGATGCCGTCACTGCCGGCCTTGCCGACGAGATTGGCTATCTTGAAGAAACCTTGCGGTCGCCCGTGGGGGAATATCCATCGCCAGCAAACGATCAGGAGGATCCTATGGCAAACCAAAACAACAACCCAACGCAGGGCGCTACCGAGAACAACAACCCTGCACCAACGCAAGCCGAGCAGCCTGCAGTCGACGTCGAGGCAATCAAGCGCGAAGCCCGTGCTGAGGGTGCCAAAGCTGAACAAGACCGCCAAGCTGGCATCAAAGCGCTGGAAGAGGCGAAAGACCGCCCCAAACTCACAGAAACACTGTGCGGTATGGCGAACATGACTGCCGAGATGGCACAGCCAATTCTAGCAGGAGCCGCCGTCGAAACGCCAGCCAAGCCCGATGCCAATGCCCAAGCGGCCGCGGATCTGTCAACACAGATGGATCAGAATGAGAACCTGGCTGGCAAGGTAGGCAGCGATGCTCCTGCCGCGACCGACACCGGTACCGGCAATGTTTCTTTTCTCGCTGATCGGCAGAGGAAACGCTACGGAATGACGTCGTAAACCACGACTTCACACAGAGACGAACAACCTGACCGGCCTTGAGCCGGTTTTTCTTTGCGCCACACCCTTCGGAGGTAACTTCCATGGCCAACCAGAAATCCATCACGACCCATGAACGTGGTCGTATCCCTTCCGACCTCGTTCGCTCAATCGGCGGCGACCATTCCTTTACTGATTGCATCTTCACGTCGGGCCAAGCTGCAAAGCATGAACTTGGCCAGATCATGAAAGAGGTTGCCGGTGAGATGGTCCCGATCACAGCGGCAGCAGATACCGTAGCCGGTGTTCTGACCTATGACCTCGATGCCACCGGCGCATCCGATGTTGAAGGTTACATCCTCGACACCGACGCTGAAGTCGTAAACCTCGAACTCATTTACTTTGACGCTGCCGATGCTGCGGCCAAGGCCACAGTCAACGCAAAGCTCAAGGCACTCGGCATCAAGGTTCGCATCTCCAACTGATAGCGCTGCGACCTCATTCCCCCTCATTTTTCGATAGGAACTGAAATGAACGTCTTTGACATTTTTAACCGCCCGGAGTTTTCGGCTAACGCCCTCACTGAAGCGGTCAACATCAAACCCAACATGTACGGCCGCCTCGACGAGCTTGGGCTTTTTCCGTTTGCCGGCAAACCCACCACTTATGTGGAAGTCGAGTTCAATGAAGGCAGGCTCCGCCTTCTCACTACAAAGGAACGTGGCGCACCACCGACAGAGAACGGTCGCGGCAAACGCACAAAGCGGCAAATTCCGATGTTTCATGTGCCCCAGTCTGACAAGTTGATGGCAGATGATATCCAGAATGCCGTCCAGTTTGGCAGCGAAAATGCCCTTGAGAACGTTGCCAGCCTGCTGGATGAGAAACTCGATTCCATGCGCGATAACCACCACATCACGCACGAGTTCATGCGCTGGGGCGCTCTCGCCGGCGAACTTATCGATGCCGATGGTGGAACGCTGATCGATTTCTACGACGAGTTCGGGATTGTAAAGCCAACCATGAACTTCGCGCTTGACGTTGGAGCGACCAAGGTTTCTGAAAAATGCCGGGCTCTCTCTACTGAGATGGAAAGGCGCCTCAAGGGCGAGACCATGCGGTATATCCACGTCATGGCATCTCCGGAATGGTTCGAGGATTTCATCGGCCATGAGTCAGTCGCTGCTGCATATGACAAATATGCCAGTGAGCAAGAGCCAATGCGCAAGGACGTCCGCAAGGGATTTGTCCATCAGGATATCTTGTTCGAGCAGCATATCGGCGAAGCAACCTTCACGACCGACGATGGCGCTGCCGTCAATCGGAAGTTTATTCCTGCTGGTGAGGCAATCGCCTTCCCCGTCGGCACCAGGCAGGTGTTCCGCCACTATGGTGCCCCGGCAGACCGTCTTTCAGAAGTGAATCGGGTCGGCCAGGATATCTACATGTGGCAGCACAAGGACCGCAAAGACCGGTGGCTCGAACTGGAGTCGCAGGCCAATCCGCTGTTCATCAACCAGCGGCCGGAACTGGTCTACTCGCTCTCCGCCGCCTGATCCTAGGAACTTCAAGCAATCCAGACGCCGCGGCCTCATCAGGTCGCGGCGCTTCTCGTGGCATTTGTCCATGCCAGCCATCCTGCTGGCATGCACAAACTTCACCTGAAAGGATGACACCATGCCTACAATTTATAAGGTTCTCGCAAAATCCGGCCTTGACTGCCCGATCGACAAACGGACAAGCAAAACCTATCCGTTCAATTGGGTAGGAGCGCCAGACAAGGAGCATGCCCGGTATTTTGAGAAGGGCGAAAAGGCAAAGCCGCCGCTCTGCGTCGATATCGAAAAAGAGGCCAAGGCCCACCGCGAACAGGCCGACAAGGCTGCTGCTGAAGCCGAGAAGAAAGCGGCCGAGCAGGCCAAGAAAGAGCAGGAAGAACTTGTGGCCAAGGCCACGCAAGCGCTCGCCGATGCTACCAACGCTCAGGTCGAAGCAGCCAAGCAAGTCGAAGCCCTCAAAACCAAGGAAGGCGCGACTGCCGAGCAGAAGGAAGCTGCGCAAAAAGTCCTGCAGGCAGCCAATGCGGCCCTCAAAGAAGCCGAAGAAAAAGGCGCCGCGCTTGAAAAGCAGCTGAACGCCAACCGCTGAACATGACGGGCTGGCACGAGGAAAAGGCCGCACTCTCATCAATGGTAGATGATGAGTTTGGTCAAACTTCCATCGGCTTTATTCCGATGGCAGAGGGTGCTGGCCCGCAATCCAAACGGACTCCAGACCAGACGCGGCCTGCGATACCTGACCTTTGCGCATTATGGTCAGAGCGTCACGAGCGCTCCGATCTGCGTCGAAACAACCCGCGGGGCGAACGCTTCAAGGAAGCAAACACCGACGTTTCGAAGATGAACATCTACGTTTCGGTGGATTGCAGAACCATTCCGGTCATTCGCGACGGCGATCGCTTCACGCACAATGGCAAGACCTATGCAGTGGTCGACCAGCGTCCGGACGGTGCCATGCGGGTTCGCTGCGACCTCGTGCTGGTCAAAGGTTCAGTCTGATGCTGGCCCGTGCTGCTCTTCGCCTGGCTACGTGCATGGCATTAACAAACGGCCGGCAGGAACCCTATCCCACCTCAGCCGGCCGTGAGGTACACGATACAGCCATCAGGGCGCTCCAGCAGGCCGATCCGACCGAGCAGTTTCAGGTGATGACCGTCTACACCGACGACAGCGAGGCGGCCAACGCCGTTTCCGGTGGCGTCTTCAGACCGGGGCAGATGAACGTTACCCTGTCGATCGAGTTTGGGTCGGCGGTGAAGGAGAACTTAGACGATGCGCAGGGTTTGAGGTTTCCGGAAACCGAGCCCGAACTCGAGATGAAGCTAGACATTCTGGAAAGCCAGGTCCTTGCCGTGCTTTTCGAGCAGCAGTCTGTATGGGCCCGCAAATGGCGTGAGTTGATCGTCAACATTAACAGCGTCAGCTCGACCCGGGTTCATTCTGATGACTCTCAGGTCAAGTTTGCACTGCGAATTCTGAATATCTCGCTCGCTATTGTACCAGACTGCCCGCCCAACCATGGACCGGTGGTTCAGACGGACCTTGGTCTTGATAGTGTTTTTGCTGCGGCGCCAGATGCAACGGTCGAGCAAAAGCAGACGCTGGTCGACCGCATCACTGCCACGCGCCAGATCCCTGCGCCTTTCGGCACTATCGCCGGTGAGATTGAAAAAGCCAGCTGGCTACGCGAGCGGCTGGGCGGTGCGGCGATGCAGGAAGTGGAGGCCATCCGAGCCCAGGCGACCCACAACGCGCCTGACGGCCCGCTGAAAGCCGTTCAGAACGGTTCGGTCAACTCCATGATTGAGCCTTGGGAGATGGTCCTGAGCCTCGATCAATACCAGACCAGCGTCAGCGTCGGTTCTGCGCAGCTGGGCGTCGATCATTCTCGCGATATCAGTCCAGACTGGGGCGACGTGGATGATATGGCGCCGATCGACTCCGATCAGGCATTCGGCCTGTGGCGCATTTCCGACGGAGCGTGGTTCTACGCCCTGAAGGCACCCGCGCACCCGGCCGTTGCCGCTCTCGGCCTGAACGACACGCTCGAGGACGCTTTCGAGATTGTCGGCAATGACGGCCGCACGCACACCATCACCGTGACCATTATCGGAACCTAGGAGATCAGTATGGAAACCCGTTTCATGAAGCCGGCCGCTGGGCGCATAGTTCGCCACCCAAGCGGCATGCCAGTACGCATCGATGGCGAAGCGCTACCCATGAACCAACATTTCCTCGCATACGTGCGCCAGGGCGATCTGGTGGACGCTACCGAGGATAAGTCTTCTGCCAAGGTACAGAAAGCCAATGGCAAGAGGACAGAAACCGCAAAGGCGCTTGAGAGCGACCCAGCGGACAAGCCCACCACCGCAACCAAAAAGAATGAGGATTAAGGCTCATGCCAGTCTCTTTTAACACGATTTCGGGCAATATTCGCTCTCCGCTCTTCTATGTCGAGACGAACGCCGGATACAATGGTGCCCAGTTTCCGTCCAGGCACCTTCTCATCGGCACCATGCTTGCCGCTGGAACGGGCGTTCCCGGCCAACCGGTGCTTATGAACAACAACGCCGAAGTGCTGTTCGGCAAAGGCTCCGAGCTCGCTGACATGTACGCAGTCACGCTTCTCAATGCGGCGGTGCAGGAAGTCTGGTGCCTCCCACTTGAAGAGGCCGCGGCCGGCGTTGCAGCTACCGGCAAAATTACTGTGGCAGTACCAGCCCGTTCCGGCACGCTGGTCTGGTATATCGGTGGCGTTCGCTACCGTACTGCTGTTTCCAGCACACATACGGCCACGGCCATTCGTGACGCCATGATTGCCGTAGTGCAGGCCGACACCAGCGCATTCGTAACCGTAGCCGCGGGAGTGGAAGACGATGAAATCGTCATCACCGCCCGCCACAAGGGCGAGAATGGGAATACCATCGGTATCGATGTGGGTCTGCGCAGCGATGATGGTCCACTAGGCGGGGAAATGCTCACCATTGAGCGTATGGCGAATGGAGCTGGCAACCCGGATATCACAGCCGCTCTCGCGAACCTCGGCGACGAGGAATTCGATTTCATCGGCTTGGCCTACTCAGACACGGCAAACCTCGATGCGATGGAAGCATTCCTCGACAACGAAACGGGCCGCTGGGCTTACACGCGCCAGCTGTATGGTCTCTGCATCACTGCTCGAAACGGTACTCTGGGCGAATTGGACGCATTTGGCTCCGATCGCAACGACCCGCACGTATCAATCATGGGCGTCAACAAATCGCCGTCACCTATCTGGCGATGGGTAGCCGCGGCATCGACGCGGGCTGCTGCGCACCTACAGGATCCGGGAACAACAGCGGAGATTTCACGACCGCTCCAAACGCTCGACCTGATTGGCGTGCTACCGCCGAAAGATGCGGCCGACCGGTGGTCGCTCAACGCGCGTAACACCCTCTATTATTCGGGAATTGCTGCCTACCACGTCGAACGCGATGGCACCGTATCTATCGACCGAATGGTGACCACCTATCAGCTGAACGAGTGGGGTTCGCCGGATGTTACCTGGCTTGACCTGAACACGCCGGCCCAGATCATGTTTTTCAACCGCTTCATGAAGCAGGCGGTCACCCAAAAGCATGGCCGCCAGGCACTTGCCGATCAGAACCCGTCGGGCAACCCGGGCATCACGACGGCTGCCGACGTCAAGGAAACCATCCAGTTTGCTTATGAAGACCTGGTGCTTCGCGGAGTCTGCGAGAACCCGGATATTTTCTACAGCAATCTGGTGGTGGAGCGTGATGCATCCGATGCCACGCGTCTGAACTGCTACTGCCCGCCAGACGTGGTCAACCAGCTGCGCATCTTCGCCATGAACGTGACCACGTTCCTGCAATATCCGGCCTCAATGCGCAACTAAGCGCCGCCGCCTTCAAACCCAACAGGAGAACTAAGAAATGGATTATTCAGATCCGTGCTGCAACGTGCAGGGTGGCGTCATCGAGTTTATCGTTAACGGCGTCCCCTACTCCACCACTGGCGATGTGGTGGTCTACCCTTCGCGCTACGAGAGTGAGCATCAGGCGAATAACGACGGCTCCATGTCTGTCCAGAAAACGCCAAAGGTTCCGTCTGCCGAGATCACGTTGCGATCGCATTGCGCGTTTGACCCAAGCGAGCTCACCGAGCAGTGCACGCTTGATGTGGTCATCCGGCAACCCACCGCCAAGAAACGCTACATGTTCCCGAAGGCAGCCATCGTAGGCGACCCTCAGATGAACCTGCAGTCAGGCGAAGTATCCGGGCTGATGGTTGCATCACCGCACTACAAGCAACGCTCCATCTAGCACTGCAATCAACCCCAAAACATAGGAGACGGATATGGACAAGAAAGACGAAACCAAAGGCGCTTCCGCTGCGAATGAAGAGGCGGGAGCGCTCAAGAACATCAAGGATACGGTCAGCGATGACGGCATCGCCGTGCCGCTGTCGAAACCGCTTTCGATTGTTCGAAATGGTGAAGATCTGGAAGTGACGGAAGTCAAGGTGCGCGCGCCCGACACCGCCTTCTATCTCAAAACCGGCGATTACATGCGTGACCTGACTGCGCGAATGTCGAACGGCGAGCAAGCGTACATGCCTGAGCGGATCATGGACAAGGTTCTGGCCTATCTCACGAACATGACCGAGCCGTCCCTCACCCGAGGCGATATGGAAGACCTTTCCTTCGCCGACTTCAAGAAGCTCGAGGCGGCGTTTGATCGGATCATGGAGCCTTTCTAGGTTCGGAAGGGAAACTCACCGGGCCCGGTTCTGCCGACGAGTTCATTGATGAACTCATATGGGGCAAGAAATGGGGCTGCACCCTTCCGTATGAACAGGTGA